CAATCAACCAATTAAAAAGGGAATTCGAAATAATAGCGACGGAACACCGTCAAATAAATGATTTCTTTTTTGGTGATTTTCTTGACGCCGTTTCACGCGATGCCGTAAAATTTCCGATTATGATTGTCACTTTGCAACCTGGAACAATTGGTGACAATTTTGTCGGAGTAAATTGCATTATTTCAATAGCTGATAAATATAATCTTCAAGAATATCGCCAGATTGACGAAATACATTCCGATTGCTTGTCCATTTGCAAAGATATTCATGTGACATTTAAGCAATGGCGCTTTGAAGAATTCTTGGATATTCAAGGAACGATTTCAACGACGCCATTTATTAACCGTTCACACGACGTGACGGCCGGTTGGACCATGAACATGGCCTTGAACATTTACGATTACGAAAATTGGTGCGAAATTCCATACGACAATTACGATTTTGAGAACAATTAAACATAATATATAGATGAACAAGCATTTAAGATCATTGTCCGTTGTGTTTTTTATTGCAGCTTATGGAACGGCCTTCGCAATGTATTTCGAAGACGCGTTGTTTTTGAAGCTTGGTGGCGTCGCGCTTGGATTGTTCTTGACATTCCAGTTGATTGAAAAATTTGAAAATAATAATAAATGAAATTACAATTATATATATTACTTGCGAACATCCGATTATCATTTACGAAATTACTTGCGGTTGTTGGCGCGTTCTTTTTACCAATATCCGGAATTTTGTTCCTGGTTGGATTCGCGATATTTGTTGACACCTTGACCGGAATTTGGAAAGCAAAAAAATTAAAGATTCCGATCACATCGCGAAAATTATCCGCAATTATTTCAAAATTATTTTTATACGAACTGGCGGTCATTGGATTTTACTTGATTGACTTTTGGATTCTCAACGATATAGTCAAACAATTTTTTTCCGTTCCATTAATGTTGACAAAAATTCTTTCATTGGTATTGGTTTCAATCGAAGTGATGTCCATTAATGAAAACTATTTCGCAATCCGTAAAATCTCGATTTGGCAAGGAATGAAGAACCTTTTTTCCCGAGCAAAAGAAATTAAAAATGACATAAATGGAATTAGATCAAACCAAGATAGTTCAACACCGATTATCTAACGACCAATTTTTTCAAGACGTTCACGAAAAAAAACAAATTTATTTGCACCACACCGCCGGCGGTGGCAATCCGGTATCGGTAGCGAAATTCTTTCAACAAAAGGAAGGAAAGGTCGCGACGGCATTCGTGATTGGTGAAAAAGGAACAATCGTTCAATTGTTTTCATCAAAACATTGGGCGTATCACCTGGGGTTGAAGCCGGAAGTATTCGCGGAAAAGGGAATCACTTATCGAAGTCTTGACAAGATATCAATCGGAATTGAAATATGCAACTACGGGCCGCTAAAAAAGCAAAACGGAAACTTCATCAATTATGTTGGTGGCAAAGTTGACCGCTCACAAGTAACGGAATTGAACGGCAAATATAAAGGTCATATTTGGTGGCAAAAATACACCGACGAACAAATAGAAAGCACTCGACAATTATTAGTTTACCTTTGCGACACTTACGGAATAAGCAAAGAATACAATGATTCAATTTTTGACATCGACAAGCGCGCTTTGAAAGGCGAAAACGGAATTTTCACTCACAATTCAGTCCGTCACGACAAGTCCGACATTTATCCATGTCCAAGAATGATTGAAATGTTAAAGAACTTATGAGAAAACTAATTGCATTTTTAAGCGTTCTAACGATGTTTGGTTGTTCGTCCGAACGAATGGCGCAATATCATTATAAAAAGGCCTTAAAACATGGCTTGAAGCTTGTCCAAGATAGCGACACGATTCGAATTGCAACCGTTGATTCGGTCGCGTATTATATAAACGATTCCATTTACTTTGAAAAGGTTATTCGTTACCGCGATTCGATTGTGTTTTTCAAGAACGTTTATATTCCGAAAACGAAATGGCAAACAAGGATCGAATATCGTTACAAAACGCAATTGGTCAAACAAGACGTTTTAAAGTATAAATACATTTACAAAGATTCCAAAAACAAAAAAGCAAAAAGCAATTGGAATTTATTTCTTTGGGGGTTTATTTCTGGAGTTGGTTTATTTTTTTTATTACGGTTGTTTGATAAATTAAGACGCATAGTTTGATAAATAATTTTCGACCAAGAGTAAAACCGGATGAAGCCGAAGTTTTGGAAAAATATCGGGCAATAAAACGCGAATCCGAAAAATTCGGCCTTGACGAAAAGAATGTCAAACATGGTTGGATCAAGAATAAAACCGCATCGCTATTCTTCAAGAATCCGAACTTCAAGACCGAAGATCAACAAGGATTCGAAGCGATGAAACAAGATATTATTGATTCTATTTCAAATTATATTCCGAAATACATTCCAATTGATCGCGACAAAGTCATTGAAGGTCATTTGTTGGTCATTGATCCGGCCGATATTCACATCGGAAAATTGGTCGAAGCTTTCGAAACCGGCGAAGATTACAATTGCCAGGTTGCCGTCAAACGAGTTCGCGAAGGCGTCCAAGGAATAATCAACAAGGCGAAAGGATTCAACATCGACAAGATTCTTTTTATTGGTGGCAATGACATCCTTCACATCGATACACCCACGCGAACCACCACCGGCGGAACACCGCAAGACACCGACGGCAATTGGTATTCGAATTTTTTAACGGCCAAAAAACTTTACGTTGAAATTCTTGAAATGTTGTTGCCGATTGCCGATGTTCATTTCACCTTCAATCCTTCAAATCACGACTACATGTCCGGGTTTTTCTTGGCCGATGTCATCCAGACTTGGTTCAAGGATTCAAAGAATATCACTTTTGATTGTTCGATTGCGCATCGCAAAGGTTTTCTTTACGGAAAGAACTTGATCGGAACGACTCACGGGGACGGCGCAAAACAACAAGACCTTCCTTTGCTAATGGCTGCGGAATTTCCAATGGAATGGTCGAAATCAAAGCATCGTTACATTTATACTCACCACATTCACCACAAATCTTCGCGCGATTACATCGGAATCACCGTTGAATCATTGCGAAGTCCGTCCGGGACGGATTCCTGGCATCACAAAAAAGGATACCTTTCAATTAAGGCGGTGGAAGGATTCCTTCATCACAAAGAATTCGGCCAGGTTGCCAGGTTGACGCACATTTTTTGATTAATATATTAGTCAATCAAGCGCCATTTGTCACGTTTTGGCTAATATATGTGACATTATTTTCCAACATAATCGGAATAAATCCGATTTAGTGACGGAATTTTCCATTATAATTTACAAAACAAGCGTATTTTGTTAATTTTATTTAGCGTTATTCAGGCAATAACCTTATTTTTGTCCGCATTTTTAAGGGAATAACCTTAAATCTCATGTTCAAATTATCGCCTTTTCTATACATGAGCGCTTATTGTGTCCATTTCCTTATTTAGAATCATTCTAAATTTGTGTATTATTAAAAATAAATGTTCATAATGTTTTGTAGTTATAAAATAACGCCGTAGATTTGAAAATAATTTTTAAACTAAACAACATGAAAGACTTCATCGCAACGCTTGACTTTTTAGAAAAGCAACAAGCTGAAAATTCTTTAACTACTCACCAGTTACATTTGATCATTCAAACAATGGCGACATTTATTCCAGACGAAAACTTAAACGAAATCGAAACCGCGTTCAACATTTTTAAAAACTAAATTATGAAAACTAAACTAAACAATCTAATCTATTATTTCACACCGTTAACCGATGAACACAAAGACATTTTAAACACGTCCATTGTCTTCGTTGTGTTTTGGGTGGCCGTTTATACATTTTGCTATTTAACTAATCTTTAAAACCAAGAAAATGAATCTCGAAGAATTAGAATTTATCGACCGAAACAATCTTTGTCTTTATTACGAAATTGACAAGATTGAATTTCACTTAAATTTCACCTGGGAATTCTCACATTATAACGAAGACGAAGGCGAAGGCAAAATTGAAGTTTACGCCGAAGATTGCCAACAATGGATTAACGGCGTTTGTCATCCGTACTTTCCAACACAACAAGAAATGCGCGAAGTGAAATCAGCAATTGAAGACATTGTCCTTCAAGATATGAACGGTTATGGATTGGACGAATGGTTGGAAAGTAGAGAATTGGACGACAATTATTTTAATGAATACTAAAAACTAAACAAATGAAAACACAAAAAATCCAAGAAAACGAATTCACACCGATCCGGCCGAATGTCATGGCTTGCGTCCGGTGGTGGCGAAATCAATCCATTCACGAAGATAAGGGCGGCAGCTTCAATCTTGAACTTTACCTGGACTATTTAAGCGAACAAGATTTTAACCAAAATAAAACTTTTGAAAATGAGCGATAAAAAACAAACGGCGGTTGAATGGTTGGTTGAACATATACTAACTGAAGTACAAGATTATGAAGATGGCGACATTGAAACTGAATCAGAGCCATTTAAGCACGAGTATATAAATAAATATATTGGTATGATTGATTTAAGCAAATTTGTTATTAAAGCCAAAGAAATGGAAAGGGAGCAAATTAAGTAAAATGAGCGCAAAGTATGAAAATTAAGTATTAATCACCATAATTAACTAAAAAGAACATGAAAGAAACACCAGTACAGTTACTTAAAAGAATACTAGAAGGACAAAAAGATGAACCATTTGACTATGATGAGTGGTGTATATCATTAGAGTATGCGGAAGATACAGAGAAAGAACAAATGGAAGAGATTAGAGAAATGCTTGTACAAGGTGCATTGACAAACATGAGTTGTGCTTCTGCTGTTGTTGAATTTGATAAATTAACTAAAAACAAAGAAATGAAAAAACAAAAAATCCAAGAAAACGAATTCACACAAACAACCTTTTCATTGAAACGAAAAATGAATTGGTGGCGCGAACAATCCTGCGAGGGCGACAAAGGTGGCAGCTTCAACCTTGATTTATACCTTGACTATTTAAGCGAACAAGAATTCAACGAAATACAAACACAAGACAAATGAAAAGATACAAAGTGACTTATAATTATTTTGAAAGTGGAAAGAAACGGATTGCAATTCGAATCCTTGAAGCTTACGACAAGGAACACGCGTTGCAATTGATGTCAATGTGGCCAAAACTAATTTTAAAAGTTGAAACGTTATGAACGAAGAAATGATTCAACGCCTTATTGAAATTTATCCTTTCAAACCAACGAAGGATATTGCCGAAGAATTCGGATTGACATTGTCGCAAATTTATAACAAAGCTTATTCGATGAAATTGAAAAAAGCTAATGACTATTTATCGACATCCAGTTCCGGACGGTTGCAACCAGGATCAACATTGTTTCGAAAATCAAACGGAACTTATCAAAAAGGAAACGTTCCAATGAACAAAGGACAAAAAATGTCCAAAGATGTTTTTGAAAAGGTAAAACCGACAATGTTCAAGAAAGGAAATCGGCCGCCGAATTGGAAAGAACCTGGAACAATTAAAATTGGAAAAGACACGAATGATAATTATTACCAATATATCAAAATTTCGGATTCAAATTGGAAATTATTACATCGCCACATTTGGGAACAAACGAACGGCGAAATAATAAAAGGTCATATTATTGTCTTTCGTGACAAAAATTCGATGAATTGCGAAATTGAAAATCTTGAAATGATTACGAGAGTCGAAAACTTGAAACGAAATTGGCTGCACAATTACCCGGATGAAATAAAAACTTTAATCAAAACTAAAAATAAACTAATAAAAAAAATCAAAAATTATGGCACGAAATAAATTAAGCGATTTGCGCGATCACATGTTCGCCGCACTGGAACGATTGGACGACGAAGAATTGACCAATGAACAAATCAAGAACGAAATTGAAAAGGCGAAATCAATCGCAATGGTTGGCAGCGTGATAATTAATTCCGCAAAGATTGAAATTGATTATTTAAAAGCAACCGGAATGATTGACACGACTTCGGACTTGTTCAAATCGGTTGTCGGAGTTAAACAATTAAACTAAAAATCATGATTGAAAGAATTAAACAAATTATTGAAGACGAACAATTGAAAAAACTTTGCAAAGAACCGGAAAAAGTTTATCGCCGGTGGTTTTTTTATTGTTTTTTACGAAAGCAAAAATTTTATTTGCGTGAAATTGCGCAAATTTTTGACAAACATCACGCAACAATTATTCACGGAATAAGACAAGCGGAATTTTTTGAAAATCAAAAGGATGAATTTTATTTGTTGCATACAAAAGATTTGTTCCAGGAATTCAATGACAAAACTTTGTTTTTTGATAAACGAAATTTAATTGAAGACATCCAAAACGCCAAAAATTTTCAAGATTTATGCAAAATTAAGCGCCGAATTACTCAAAACATTTATACGCGTGACGATGCGTGACGATACAAACATCCATTGTCACGCCTTGAAAGGCAATGCCAGCAACAAAAAAAGGTTAAAGCGTGACGGTGACGATAAGAAAACAATGAGAGATTGTACTAAAAATAGAAAAGACGTTTTTCAGTTCAATTTTTTTGAATTTTATCGTCACATCGTCACGCTCGGTCGGAAAGTCAATACTACATTGATTTTTAGCCGTGACGATAACCGTGACGATAAGCAAATCATCGTCGCGTTTTGAACAACATCGTCACGTTTTGAACAAATATGAAAATTATTGATATTTATATAAAAAATATATTAACTTTACAAAATAGATGCAGCAAACAAAATTTTTTAAGGCCATTAACCGAGTAGCGACTGCATCCGCGAAAGGTTTTTGGCTTTTTTAATTGACTAAACATGAACATTCCAAAACTTTCCGTCTTTAAGAGTTTATTTAATTCGAAGGAAACGCCGTACACGTTAACAATTCTTGATGTTTACGAACGAATTAAGAACGGTTATTCCGATCTAAATAAAAAGATTGAAAGACTTCGCGCAATGGATGAAGATTCCGAGCAACATCGAGCGTTGAAAAATTCACTATTGGCGATCATGTTCAACGGAACATTCAACGAAAGGAATGATAATGGATTGGTTGAACATTCCGGACTTTGTGTTTTAGATTTTGACGATTATCCGGATGCCGCCACAATGGATGAAGAACGGCAAAGGTTGCAAAATTGTCCGTTTGTTTATTTGGTATTCACTTCGCCAGGTGGCAAAGGTTTGAAAGTAGTTATTAAGATTCCGAAATCAACCAAGGACGAACACAAAAGAAGATTTCAAGCTTTCGAAACGTACATACAAAGTGATTATTTTGATAAAACTTCATGCAACGTTTCAAGAGTTTGTTTTGAATCATTTGATCCGGCAGCTTACATCAATGAATTTTGTCAAGAATATACCGACATCGAACAAGAAAAAGGATTCGACTTCACCGAAAAAGCGCCAACTTGTATCTTGACCGATGAAGACAAAATCATTGACCGAATAATGAAATTCGATTTCGGTTGTTCATTTATTGAAGGATCAAGGAACGCTTATATTTTTAAGGTGGCCGCTTGTTTTTGTGAATACAACATTTCAAAAGATACGGCCGAATATTATTTGAAGGCGAATTTTATATCCGAATCGTTCACTTTGTCCGAATTGACATTGACAATAAAAAGCGCGTACAAAAAAGCATCGCCAGGAATCAAATATTTTGAGAATGTCGATTTGGTTCAAAAGGTTAAATTGAAATTGAAACAAGGCGTAAATTTACGCGACATTAAAAAGCAATTGAATGTTGATGAAGATGTCATCGACGATATTAAAACAGACCTGGCGACATCCGAAGATATATTTTGGATAATTGAACAAAAAAAGACCGGCGAATCAATTACAATTGAACCGTTGAAATACGCTGAATTTTTGGTCAAGAATGGATTCAATAAGTATTATCCGGAAAATGCTGAAAAACCAACTTTCGTCCGGGTTCAAGAAAATAAAGTTAGACTTTCATCCGCCGATCAAATAAAAGATTTTGTTCTTCAATTCTTGATGTCACGCGGTGAAATCAAAGTTTGGAACTATTGTTCAAAGTCAACTTATCTATTCAATGAAAATCATTTAAACATGATTGATTCAATCGGATTGAAAATGCTTCAAGATACAAAAGATGTTTCATTGATTCCATTCCGAAACGGCGTCGCAAAGGTGACAAAGAATTCGGTTGTTCTTCAATCTTATATTGATGTCGAAGGTTACATTTGGGAAAATCAAATCTTGGAACGTGACTTCATTCCAGTAGAGGAATACAAAAATGATTTTCAAGATTTAATTTCAAAGGTATCGGCGGAAAATCCGGAACGAATAAAGGCGCTTGAATCAACGCTTGGATATTTATTGCACACGTTCAAAGATAAAACGGATCAAAAGGCAATCATTTTTAATGACCAAGAAATCGACGACAACGCAAACGGCGGTTCGGGAAAGTCATTGATGTTGACCGCCTTGTCATATATTAGAAAGATAGTAAAGATTGACGGAAAAGCTTTCAATTCAAAAGGTGACTTCGTTTATCAACGCGTAAATTTGGACACGCAAGTTTTGGCATTCGACGACGTTAAAAAGAACTTTGATTTCGAACAATTGTTTTCATTGATTTCCGAAGGAATCACCGTCAACCGAAAAAACAAAGATGAAATCTTCATTCCATTTGAAAGGTCGCCGAAAATTATAATTACAACGAATTATGTTATTGCCGGCGCTGGATCAAGTCACGACCGAAGACGGCATGAATTGGAATTCTTTCAATACTTTAACGCGAAAAAATCACCGCTTGAACTTTACGGCCGATTATTGTTTGATTCATGGTCGGTTGATGACTGGTCAAAATTTGACAATTACATGATCCGGAATCTTCAAATGTTTTTGAAGAATGGATTGACTTCATCCATTTCAATCAATGCCGATTCGAAAAGATTTATCCAGGCGACAAGCAAAGATTTCTTTGACTTCGTAAACGACGGACATATCGAATCAAATATTTTACATTTTAACAACGCTTCAATCCAACAATTCCAACAAGAAACTAACGGTTGGAAAGACCTTGAATCGCGAAGATATTTGAAATGGATTTCGGAATACGCGAAGTTTAAAAAATTAGATTTAAGAAAAGATCGCGATCATCGCGGCCGATATTTTGAATTAACTGAATACAAATCGGTCACAAATGAAGGTGATATTTGGGACGAACTAAACAAACAAGCAAAATGATAAAACTACAAATTACACCAGAACAAATTAAACGAGCGGAGAAATTATATCTTTTCAATATTTTGAAAAATTCAATCAAAGAAGGCGAAGGGAATTTGCTTGGCGCGATTGGCGAAATTGTCGCCTTTGATTACTACCAAGAACAAGACAAGCTTGTCATTCATTCCGGCGATTTCAATTTTGACTTGTTGATTGACGGTTCAAAGATTGAAGTCAAAACATCGGAATGTAATGTCTTACCAAAAGATTATCATTCATGTAATGTTTCGTTATTTAACGCCGAACAAGATTGTGACTATTATTTATTTGTCGATGTTAATTCAAGTCATTCAACGGCATATATTAAAGGTTATGTTTCAAAGGAACGATTTAAAAAGATTCGCCAATTAAGATTGAAAGGTGAAAAGAATCGAAGCTTCGAATATAAATGCGACACCTTTGTTGTTCTTAACAATCAATTATCATGAACAAAGAAAGTAAAAAAAGATTGAAAGACATTGAATTCAAATATATGTCTTATCGTTATCCGTCCGCACCTGGTCACATCATTCCATTAACCGCGTACACCGACAAGACGGCAAACGGATTGACAAAATGTATTTGTGACTTCCTTAATTTCGACGGATTCCAGGCGGAACGAATCAACACAATGGGCGTATTTCGAAGGTCAAGACGAACCGACGGCACGATGACCGAAGGACAATGGACGAAAGGAACTGGAACACCGGGCAGCGCCGATATTTCGGCGACAATTTACGGACGTTCGGTAAAGATTGAAGTCAAGATCGGAAAGGATCGCCAATCCGAAGCGCAAAAGAATTATCAAGAAATGATTGAACGATCCGGCGGAACATATACAATCGCCAAAGATTTCGATTCATTCTTGGAATGGTTGGACAAATTTTGTCTTGACAAGAAATGACATCCTTCGCCAAAACTGAAAAATAAAAAGACATTTGGCGAAGTATAACACTAAAATATAATTAACGTACAACCTTAAAATATAGAAATGAAAGCAACAATCGAATACAACTTACCAGATGATCAATTTGAATTTGACAACGCAGTCAAATCGAATAAAATGTGGCACGCCTTGACCGAAGTTAAAGATGAACTTCGAAGGATTTGGAAATACGAAGACTTGAAAGAAAACCAATATGAAATGGTCGAAAGGATTCGAGAAAAGTTTTTTGAAATTTTACAAGAAAATGAAATTAATCTTGACTAAAAATTGTATTAATGAAATAATTGACTATCTTTGATAAAATTAAACTAAACAAATAATTATGGATGCAAAACAAACGGCGGTGAAAACACCGGCAAAACCAATCAAACCGATTGGCATTTACGCGCGATTACATTGCGCAAAGCAATCAATTGGAAAGGTCGCAAAGAACGCGACGAATCCACATTTTAAAAAGAATTATTCCGACATCAATGCTTTGCTTGAAACGGTTGAACCAGTTCTTTGGGAAAATGGCCTTGTCTTATTACAACCAATCAAGGACGATGTTGTCATGACACAAATCGTCGACATCGAAACTGGTGAAATGGTTGAATCGTGGATGAGGTTGCCAATGATTACCGATCCGCAAAAGATACTTTCGGCGATTACTTATTTTCGTCGTGGAACGCTTCAATCAATGCTTGCTTTACAATCTATTGATGACGACGGACAAACGGCAGCAGCAGCGCCGAAAACGAAACCGGCGATTACTACGGAACGATTTGAAAAAGCTTTGCTTGCAATATCGAAAAAAGAATTCACCGTTGAACAATTGAAGTCAACTTATTTATTGACGGATGTTCAACTTAAAGCAATTGACTTATGAAATGGCATCCTTCGTCATTGGGAAAGTTGATGACTTCACCAAAGAATAAAACCGATAATTTAAGTCAAGGCGCAAAAACATATATTCGCCAGGTTGCGAAACAAGATTTCTTCGGTTACCGGGTTGAACTTGACAACAAGTATATTAACAAGGGAAAAGACCAGGAACAAGATTCAATTGATTTGCTAAATGCCGTTCGGTTCACTAATTATAAAAAGAACGAAATTCGGATTGAAGACGAATACATGACCGGCGAATGTGACATCTTAGCCGACGATCGTGTCATCGACATCAAAACATCTTGGAATCTTGAAACTTGGCCGGCAACACCTGGCGAAGCGCACGACAACGAATATGAATGGCAAGGTCGCGCTTATCTAATGTTATATGAACGCGAGATCTTCGAACTTGTTTTTTGTATGGTCACAACGAAAGACGAGTTCTTGAACCAGTGGGAACAAATCGACCTTCATCGCGTTGATCACATTGCACCGGAAAAAAGAATCACTTCGGTAATTTACGAACGTGACCTTGAAAAAGAAATATTGATTCGGGAAAAACTAATCTTTGCAAATGAATACTATTCACAATATATAAACCAACTAAATTCAAAATAAATGCTAACAATTATCTATGTTATTTTAATGATTCCGGCAATGGTTGTCGGTTGGCTCGCAGTCGGCTATTGGCTGCATGATTACTTAAAAAATAAATAATGAATTACACTATTGAAGGAAAAGTGGTGGTTGTCACCGAAACAACACAAATCACCGAGAAATTCGCAAAGCGCGAAATCGTAATCGAAACCGATGACAAATATCCACAACAAGTCATGTTGGAATTTAGCCAGGACAAATGTCAATTACTGGATGAATGCAAAGTTGGTGACCAGGTTCAAATCGGATTCAACATTCGTGGCCGGGAATGGAACGGAAAGTATTTCACGCGCCTTGAAGGTTGGAATATAAAGATTGATCAATCAACTAAAAACGAACCGCTTCATGAAATCAATGACGATCTACCTTTCTAATGGTGAAACCTTAATGGATTTCATGTTGAAGATGACAAAGGACAAAATATCCAAGCGATATAAAATGAAACATTTGGCCGAAGACATTGGCGTTTCGTATGCAATGCTTCATCGATTTCTAAATAAAAAACCGGTCGGACAAATCTTTTTTGTAAAATGGTTCGAATTTTTTATAATTTAGCTGAATGTTTTGGGACAAGGACGCTTATGCAATTGCTAAAAAGTTGACTAATAATCACGAATTGCATCGCGACCTTGTTTCTTTCGTGTTTATCTTATTGCATAAATATGAACTTGAATCAAATGTATTGCCGAAGATGTTTGCGCGGTTCGCTTGGAATCAATGGAATTGGAAAGAATCCGCCTTCAATAAAGAAATGCGCTTTCCTTCAAATGAACTTGGCGAAATCATTCAAGATGAATCCGAAGACGTTCCGAACAAATATCAAAATTTAATTAATACCTTTTTATCAACCAGGCCGAAGGACGATCAAGAATTGTTCATTAAAGAAGTTACGAAAATGCACCTTTACGGAATGACTTATCGTGAAATTCGCGACAATACCGGAATATGCTTGGACACTATTCACAAAACAATTAAAAAATTTAAGTATGATTTATATAATTATAGCGGTGGCGATTGCGAGGTCGTTGCAAACCTTTGAACTACCGAACATTAAACCGTTCAATTGTTTATCTTGTCTTTCCTTTTGGACGGCGGTTGGAATATATTCATTCGTTGATTATCGAATGATTCCAATGGCGTTCGTTTCTTATTTATTATCCGATTTAATTTTGATTTATGAAAGTAAGTAACGGACTATTATACCAGGCGAATCAATTTTCAAGGACGCGTTCATTTAGCTTGAACATGGAATTGAAGAATGAATTGGCGAAAATATATCATGAACTTGGTCATGGCGTATTGAATAAAAATTGCGGAACTTGCGTTCGGATTGCAATGGATCGCTTGAATCATGAATTGTTGCGCGGTGACTTGCCGGCGCTTTGTCAAAATATCGATGTCAAACCAACGGTTCATTTCATCGGCGTAAAACAAAAGACATTCAACGAGCTGCGAAGCGAAGCGAAGGAAAAAGGATTCAAGGCGACAAGGACAACAACACGCGAAGAAATCGAAACATTCTTGAAAAATGATTGAAGCGACAATTGCGATGCCAGTCTATAAGGCCGATAAGATTGCTTTCTTGGCAATGGAATCATTGTGCAATCAAAAGACTTCAATCAAATGGGAATTGATAATCGCCGAAGAAATACATTCCCAACAATTGGGAATCGAATTCATCGGGCAATATGCCGAACGCCTGAACGATGCCGGTTGCGAATCAATTAAATATCTTGAATATAAAGAATGGATATCACTTCCGAAGAAATGGAAAGACATCGGACAACACGCCGATAAAGATTCAAAGGTTTTTCTTTTGCAAGCGGTGGATTGTTATTCGGCTGCGGATCGGATTGCCGAAGCTTTCAATTGTATTGTGAACCGGAACTTTGATTGGCTTGATTATCAAAACGGATTCTTTTATAATCTGGTCACTGGGCAAATGATTCAATATGCAGCAAGATCAAGAACTAATCTTGACATGGCATTCAAAACGAAATACGCCAGGACAATTCCGGATTCGGCGCTTCGAAAAGGAATCGACGGATTCTTATTCACACACGTTTCAAAGCAAGCGAAGATTGTCAAACAATTATCGATATCGAAACCGGCGAAATTAGATTCATTCGACACCGACGGCGAAAACAACATTTCAATTAAACGAACATCGTTTTATTCAAACGTTCGTCATCCGTTTATTCGAACGGCAATAAGACTTGAAGACCTTGACATTGCTGATAATATAAAAGATAAATTGTTGGAATTACGAACAAGATAATATAATAAATGAAAAGCTATGGCATATAGTAAAGAATATATAAAGAATCTTGAACTTTGGTCAATAGAATATATTGAAGAATGTTCGTCGCATAAAAAAGAAACGCTTTCAAACAAAGGTGAAATCATTATGGTAATGGATCGCCATATACCAACTATTGATTATTTTTTAAGGATATGGATTCCAATCATTCGAAAGGAAAAAGGAATCGTTCCTTCGACTTGGTATGAATGGTTGAATTGTGAGGACAAACTAAAATCGGAAACTATAAAAAAGATTGACGAGCTTTTCAAGGGACTTGCATCCGACATCGTCGCCAATGAAGGGAAAGGAATTTTCTACGCAAAGAACCGTTTGGGAATGCATGACCGCCAACAAATCGAAACGCGAACGGTTGACAAGTTCGACTTTGAATGACGTTAATCAAAGGTTATAAACCGCACGACAACCAGCGCGCAATTCATTCCGCCATTAATTCGGGAACGGAAAAGTATTTCGCTTTGAATATCGGTCGCCAGTTTGGAAAGACATTGCTTGGCATCAACCAATTATTGTATTGGTCAATCAACGATCCTGGTTGCAAAATTGCTTGGATAACGCCAGTATATAAGCAAGGGAAAAAAGTATTCGCCGAATTAGAAAAGGCGGTAGCAAAGTCCGGGTTGTTCGAATTCAATAAGTCCGATCTTCGGATCACCGGGTTCGGTTCATCGATTGAATTCTTTTCCGGTGAACGACCGGATAACATTCGAGGAAATACTTTCGATTACATGGTCATCGACGAAATGGCGTTCACACGTCCGGAGCTTTGGGACGAAGTATTATCGGCAACCGTTATGGTCAAGGGAAAGAAGATTATCTTTATTTCAACACCGAAGGGAAAGAATCACTTTCATCGATTGTGTATGCAGCCGAACTACGATGAAAGGTATCGTTACATCCATTACACGTCTTATGACAATCCAATGATTGACGCCAGGGAATTGGACGAACGCAAGCGGTCATTGCCGGATCATATATTCCGACAAGAATACATGGCTGAATTCCTTGACAACGCATCCGGCTTGTTTCGGAATGTCAAGGATTGCATTGGAACGGCGAACAAGACAAATCGCAACTATGCCGGACTTGACATCGGACGTGCGGATGACTACACGGTTTTAACTATCTTGAACGACAAAGGACAAATGATTCACGTTCAAAGGTGGCGTCACGATGAATGGTCAAAGATAATCGATAAGGTGGCCGAAGTCATCCGTCAATATCAAGCGGTTACATTGGTCGAAGTCAACAATCAAGGTGACGTCTTCTTTGAAATGCTGCGGTCGTCTTGTCGCAACCTGGTCAATCCATTTACAACGACAAGCAAATCGAAGCCGGTAATCATTGAAGACCTGGCGATGTCATTCGAACAAAAGTCAATATCGATAATTAATGAAACATGGTTGGTTGATGAATTGGAAAGTTTTACTTACATTTACAACGTGAACACGAGGAACGTACAATATAGCGCACCGAGCGGAATGCACGACGACGGAGTGATTTCATTGGCGCTTGCCGTTCATTGCTTGAAGAACTTTAAACGAAAAGGAATATATCATGCAATCCGGACTTAATTACAAACGAATGGTTGTGCAACAATTCATCAAGGACAAGACCGGACGAAATGTATTAATAGTTTTTAATAAACCAAACGAAATGGAACGACATGTCTTCATGTTGGAACATGCTTATCAAATCGCAAAGGAACACTATGATAAAATTAAACTTACCAAGGACAATAAATGAATGCCGGCCGGATCAGTTGACTAAATGGATAATGCTGGCCGATGCAATGAAGGAACGCAAGGACGATGAATGGCTTGGAATGATTGAATTCCAATGTCAACTTCTTTCAATCTTTTCAGGCGTTTCGATTAACAACATTAAGAAGGGAAACATCGACGACGTTCAACAAGCTTCGAGTCAATTGCTTTCCATGTTGGCGGAATACAAATCAAGCGATCCGGTTGGGTTGGTTGAAATCGAAGGAAAGAAGTTTTATTTTTACAAGGACTTTCGTTTTATCACGACCGGTCAAATCATTGACTTGAAATTGATTGAAGACATTGCGTCCGATCCATGCAAGGCGGTCGCCATTTGTTATATCGAAGAAGACATGGACTATTGTCACGAAGATTCGAAAGGACGAATCATGAATCCGACGGACGTCCGGTATAAATTATTCAAGCAACATTTTCCAGGCGATGAATTCTTAAATTTCTTCGGTTTTTTTTTGCGCGAATACGAGAAGCGGAATCTCGCTATATTGGCGATTCAACAATTGAGGACGATGAAGATGCAATTGGAAATGGATCAACAATTACGAATAGCGAATGGTTCACTTGGACAACTATCCTTCATCGATTATCAAAAGAGATGGGACAAGACGTGGAAAAAATTACATCGCAACCTTATGTAAAAACTTTATTTTGGATGAACTATTTTAAACTGGTTGACGAACAAAAAAACATATTAAGTTAATGGCCGGCGAATTTGATTTTCTTGAAGGGTTCGGAATATCTTCGACCGATGTCGCGCAACCGGAAAACGTTTATGAAAAGTTTCTTCTTGATGTTGGCAACCAGGTCACAAAAGACTTGTCCGACTATATCAAGTCGAATGCAAACAATTCCGGCGGATTGGCCGCTTCGGTTGTTTACTTTCCAACCGGCGCGCTTTCCTTCGAGATTCAAGCGGATGACTATTTTAAATTCCAAGACCAAGGCGTCAACTCGGTTGGTTCGAATAATCATGGCAGCGAATTTTCTTTTCGCTATCCTGGCGTTTCACCAAGAATGGCGAACGCTATTCAACAAGCTTACGGCGTCACGTCGTCGCATGCTTACGCGATATCGCATTCAATTAAAGAATACGGTATTCGACCAAAGAATATAATTGACAATGTTTTGAACGAAGATGTTCTTGACCGCATCGCAAATGATTTGGCCGAAGTGACCGGCTTGATATTTAGTATTAAATTTGACAAAGCAACACAAAGATAAATGGCAATAACTATACAACAACAACCGCAACTTTTTTCAACGGCCGGCAATCCAATCGTTTGGACTTTCGAATCCGATCAAACCGCGCAACCGAACTTTTCATTCATCGTTGAACTTTACATTGCTGGTAGTTTATATTCAACACATCAAGTCTTTCCGCAATTCGGAATCTTGTCAAGGTTCAACGCGTCCGAAGCAATCAAATCAATTTTGTCTTCGCCATTGGTTTTGAATGGTAACTTATTAACGCCTTATTTAACCGCATTCACGACGGCATGGATTGTTGTTTCGGAAAAGTACGGAACACCGCCTGCAATTGCAGCATCGGCAACATCCGGAACAAAGCAAACATTTAACGGCGCTTTGCGACATCCGGAATTCATTAATTGGAATTATCTTGATTACAACATTTCAAGATTGAATTTAATTACGCCGAACAAATTTTTAACATCATGGCCAAGGGCGCGAAAATACTTTTGTGCATTGAATCAAAATATATTCCTTGGATTTTTAACCGATCGAAAAAATTCAATTGAAGTTGAATATACTTTGTACGATTCAACCAACACAATGATTTCGACTTATATTTATGCGCCTGGTCCTTTTAACTTCGGCGACATTTCGGTTCTTGACGCCAGTCCGTCAACAATCATTGGAAATACAACAATCACGTCGATTGATTTTTCAACGGCCGCTTATTATACGATACGCGCTTACGACATTGGAATCGGAATTAATCCAGGAACATCCGAAACGTTCAAGATTACAATTGACAACGAATGTCACCGCTATCCAACAAGGCGATTGCATTGGTTGAATAAGTTCGGAGTTTGGGATTCGTTTACGTTCACGCTTGTTTCGACCGAATCAACGAAGGTTGCCGGTTCAACATACGAACGCGAATCAGGGATTTGGACTGGAACGAATTACATCTATCCATTATACCAAGGCGAAATGACAACCTTTTCAAAACGCGCCGAAGATACAATGGTTTTAAATTCGGATTGGATAAGCGAAGACGTTCAACAATGGTTGGTTCGTGAATGTTACGAATCGCCGAATGTTTATCTTGAAGCTTCGACCGGCGCATTCGAACCGGTTAATATAACTAATCAAGGATATGACTTGAAGCAATCACGAAAGGACGGATTGATAATGGAAACCGTTGAAATTAAAAAGACTTATTCTTATAATTCACAACTTAATTAAATGGCCGGAGAATTATATATAAATTCAACTTTGGTTGACATCGACCAATCTATTCCGTTTCCATTGACGTTCAACATTTCGGACATCAAAGATTTGTCGTCACGGAAAGGAAACAAATCGAAAACGATTACTTTACCAGGGACGCGAGTTAATCACCAATTAATGACGAATGTTTTTTTATTGACGGCATCGGAAAAGATTTCAACCACAACATCCGGAATCGTTAACTTCGATCCGTCCATTAAAGCGCCTTGTCAATATTACGAAAATGGATTGCTTCAATTCAACGGCATCGCGCAACTAATGGAATGCAAGTTGAATAACGGAGTTTGGTCTTTCGAAATTACATTGGTAAGCGATACGATTGACTATATTGCAGCATTGAAAAAGGTAAAGGTAAATGAACTTGACTATTCGGAATATCAACACAACTTGACATTGGCCGATCAACAAGAAACGTGGAACGGCTTCAATCAAATCAACGGAGTTTCAACACCAATTAAAACCGGCGGTGACTGGGACGGCATCGGTTACTATTATGGCTTGATTGATTACGGTTATTCACGACCAACAGCGGACACCTTCGCCGTTGACAACATTCCGCTTCAAGTTTTCGTTTATGGTATCTTACAAAAGATTTTTGAATTTGCCGGAATCACCTGGTCATCGAATTTCTTGGAAAGTCAAAGATTCAAAAGATTGTTGTTGGCTTATTATGGCGGCGCATTGCCAACAATAACGGCCGGCGATTCATTGAACGATTCGGCAACCACAACGGAAAACAACAACGCCGGCGGTTTTATATTGAACGGATCAACTTTGAATTGGTATGAAAACTTTCAACTTGAATTTGCTGGTTCAAATTTAATTGATAATTACGACGGAACAATTGTGACCGATCCGGCAAGTCAAGTCATTGCAACGAATCCTTTGAAATTCCGCGCGTCTTCGACTGGCTTATTCCAGGTGCAATATAGCGGAACACATGACGTTGATTTTGTGACGGCGGTTGGAAATTCAATTTATATGAATTACAACGTTTCATTGAGAATCAAGAAAAACAATATAGTCATCGCAACGGATCAAGTTTATTCCGATGTTTTGACCGGAAGTTCATTCGCGCCATTACCAACAACAACATTTTCATTCAACATTTCACGAACGATAAACATGTTGATAAATGATGAACTTACTTTCGAAATCGTTTTGAATCAAGGTCAAACAATTTTATTGATATTGGCGACGCCTGGATTCAATTCAGTTACGCAAACGGTTACATCAACCGGCGCATCGCTTGACATTATCAAAAGTCAACAAGCATTGACACCAGGTTCGGCCGTTTCGGTTGCGTCATTCCTTCCGGACATGACTTGTGATGTATTCTTGAAAGGAATAATTACGGCCTTCAATTTATATTTAAAACCGGATGCCAACAACGCGACCATTCTTGAAATCGAACCGCTTTCGGATTTTTATAATTCTTCAATCTTGGCGATTGATTGGACGTATCTTGTTGACAAGTCCAAAGAAATCAAGGTCACACCGACAATTAATTTTGCGTCGAAAGATTACAATTTTAATTTTGAAAGTGAAGACGATTATTGGAATTCAAAATACAAGAATGAATTTTTGGAACAATACGGATCATTTGTTTTTTCAAGTCAATCGCAATATGCAACCGACACAACCGACATGAAGCTTCCGTTCGGTCAACATCCATTGGCCTTGATTAATTCCACCAATTTAATTGTGCCGCGATTTTATCAAATAAATTTTGATGAATTTGGAAATGGTCAAATCGTTTTGAAAAAAGGAAAGTCATTCATTGTTCAACTTGGAGAAATGAGAACCGGCAATTGGATTCATCGGAACGAATCCGGAATTGATTTTCCGCAATTTATTTATCCATACGTCGGACACCTGGACGACATTGACAATCCAACATTTGATTTTAATTTCGGCGTTCCGGAAGTGGTATATTATGCGGCGACAAATTACACGAATGAAAATCTTTATCAATACCACGAAACGTTCATCAAAGAAATTGTTTCAAGATTTGGAAAGTTGTTGACTTGTTATGTGATGTTGGATGCCGATCAAATTAATCGTCTTGATTTCCGCAACCTTATCAACATTGACGGCGTCGTTTATCGATTACAAAAAATAAATGATTACGATTCCGGGAAAGGTCAATCGACATTGGTCGAACTGATTCGCATAATAGAAGGAGAAGGACAAGCGGCTATCGTTCCGGCAAGTTACCGAATAACTGAAAATAATATCATAAGACGAGAAGAAAATAATACTAATCAAAGAATAATAGAATAATTATGGCTGATAAAAAAATTTCACAATTACCGCAAAAAACTACGCCAATGGGCGCAAGCGATTTATTAGAAGTGTCCGTAGCCGGGTTCATTCCTGGAACATTTACATCAAAGAAAATGCGACGCGATAAATTAGCTGAAACCGTTATTTCAAACATTCCTTCGGGTTCGTTTTATGACAACACGACGCAAACGGCAACCGCGAACACGCCGACGCCAATGATTATTTCGCAAACCAATTTTTTAAACGATATTTCACTTTCGGGAACAACGGGAATGCAAGTAACTTATGCAGGAAATTACAACGTGCAATTTTCCGCGCAAGTTTTTAGAACAAATGGAAGTTCATCGGAACACATTGACATTTGGGTGCGCGTAAACGGAACGGATGTTCCGAATTCTAATTCACGATTAAACGTAAACGACCATTCGATTTACCACGTTACCGCTTGGAATTGGTTTTTATATTTGGGGGCTACGGATTACGTTGAAATAATGTGGGCGACAACAAGCGCAAATATTGAACTACGTTACGAAGTAGCAAACTTAACTATTCCGCATCCGGAAACGCCGTCAGTAATAGCAACAATTAATAGAGTCGGATAAACATGGCAACAAAAGAAGCAGTATTTTCGCTACGCGTTAACACCGGGAATTCGGTTCAAGATATTCAAAACGCTGATCAAGCGGTCAAGAATTTTAATAAAGACCTGAAAGAAACGCAAACAATCGCATCAAGTGGAACGGCAATGGACGCCTTTCAACAAAACTTGGACGAATTGAATGCGCGCGTTTCGGCCGGTGGCTTGACAATGCGCGACATGACCAAAGCGATGAAGGAATATCAATCCATTGCGGCGCAAGCTGGCGTTGAAAGTCCGGTCGGAGCTGAAGCGATTCGCGCGGCTGCGGAAATGAAAGACACAATCGGCGATTTGAAAGGAGCGACAACGGCGTTGTCAAGTGACTTCGTTAAATTAGATACGGCCGTTCAAGGAATTGAAACCGGCGCGGCGGTCTTTCAAGGACTTCAATCGGCGGTTGCATTGACTGGCGTTGAAAACGAAGAATTGACGAAAACAATGGTAAAGCTTCAAGCGACGCAAGGAATTGTGAACGCGGTGAATACGGTTGCAAAGAATTTGAATAAGGATGCAATTCTTGGAATCCAATTGCGAACGGCTGCGGAAAAATTACGCAATTTTATCATGACCGGAACGATTGCATCGACGCGAGCGCAAGCCGCCGGTGAAGTTTCACTTGGAACGGCGACGGTTGGAACAACGGTTGCAACGCAAGCGGCAACAAATGGAATGAAATTACTTCGAATCGCAATGATTGCAACCGGAGTTGGCGCGCTTGTTGTTGGACTTGCTTTGCTGATTGCCAATTTTGATAAGGTCAAAGAAGCGGTTGTTGGCGCTTACGATAAATTTAATAAACTTGGCCCGGCCGTCAAGGCGATAATTATGGTAATGTTTCCATTGATTGGAGTGATTGTCGGAGTGGTGAAGGCATTGGAACATTTCGGAATCATTGACGACGTGAACACGCGTAAATTGAAAGCGAATGCCGAAGCGCGAACAAAAGGAATTGTCAAGGAACAAGACAAGATTATTGCGGCCGCATCCAAAAAACAAAAGGCAAACGACGCTTATTATGATCACGAAATAAATTTATTAAAGGCATCCGGGAAAGCGACATACGAAATGTCATTGTTGAAAGCGAAATCACATTTGGCCGAAGGTCGTGTTTTATTATCGGCGCAAGCTGCGAAAATTAAAGCTTACAAAGCTGAAATTGAAATGTTGATCGCAACCGGTGACGCTGATTCGGATCGTGTAAAGGCATTAAAGAAATCATTGACCGATGTTTCAAAGGTGGCCGGTGAAAATTACAATGACCTTGTTGCAACCAAGAACAACATTGAAATAATGGAAGCCGAACACGCGCGCGATTTAGCCGATAAAGCGAAGGCCGCCGGAACGGCTGCGAAACAGACTCAAGATCAATTGAACAAATCAAAACTTGAAGCTTTGAAATCACATTTGGAACGCGAAATTCAAGCGACCGAAGATTCCGAAAACTTAAAGATTTCACAAATGGCCGAAGGCCAGGCGAAAACAATTGCAACGCTTGAAGATACTTACGGCGATTGGCGCGAAGAACTTATTCGAAAAGCCAGTGAAAAGGAATTGAAGGAACTTGACGCAAAATTCGAAAAGGGAAAAATGTCCGAAGAAGATTATAGAAAAGAATTAAAAAATATAATGGACAAAGGAGTCAAAAATTTGACCGAAGAAGAATTAAAATTGATGACCGAAAAAGAAACGCAACTTGCCGAAGGAATTCGACGCGCAAAATTGACGGAACAAGAACGAGAACTTGAAGATGTTTCAACCGCATTTCAAGAACGAATTGCACTGGCGAATACTCAAGGCGAAGAAGGAAAAGCGAAGGCGTTGCAATTGGTGGTTGATGAAGAAGTTGCTAAAGCTAAGGTACGGAAAAAATATGCCGATGCTGCGCTTGAAGAAGCTGCGAGGGTTGAAGCGGTTCGACGTGAACGAACGAAGTTTTTGAATTCATTGATTGCAACCGATCAAGAAATTGCGCTTCAAGATTTAAACAACATCCAAGACGACGCGAAAAAAGAATTATTGAAGCGATTGAATTCCGACAATGTTGATGAAAAAATAACGAAAGAAGAATTTGACGCCGCAATGATTGCGCTTGAAAAGAAAAAGATTGCAGCAATCGCAAAAATTAATCTTGACTCAACGGCATCGACAAAGGCGGCCGCACAAAAGGAACGCGAAGAAGAACTTGCCGGAGTTACCGCCGGAATTGAAGCGGCGCAAGCTGGCCTTGACAAAATAAAACTTGTCAATGATTTATTAAATGAAATTGGCGCGGCGAGAATCAATAAAATTAACGAAGAACGCGACCAAGAATTGACGAGTCTTGACGAAAAACAAAAGGCGGAATTAGATGCCGAAGGATTGACCGCCGATCAAAAGACCGCCATTGAAGAAAAGTTCGCAAAACAAAAATATGCGGTTCAATTAAAAGCATTCAGCGAAGAAGACAAAATCAATCGCGCGAAATTTAACCGCGACAAAGCGATCAAGCTTGCGCAAGTTGGAATGGACACCGCAACGGCAATCGTCAAAGGAATCGCGGAATTCGGGCCGCCACCTTCACCAATGGGAATCGCTGCAATCGCATCGGCCGGAATTATCGGAGTGACGCAAGCGCTTGCAATCGCTAATCAAAAATACCAGGGCGGAACGGCGCCGACAATGCCGAGCGTTTCCGGTGGTGGTGGTGGTGAATCAATGGCCGGATCAAGTGGTTCTTCGTTCACCGCATCAACGTCAACAACATCGACGTCAACGAATGGACTTCTTCAAGACGCACAAACGGCATCGCAACCGGTTCAAGTTTTCGTTTTGGAAAATGATATTTCAACTACTCAAAACAAGGTGGCCGTTCAAGAACAAAAATCAAGTTTTTGATCCAGTGACCGCCGGCGGAATTTATGAATTCATCGCTTGATGAAAAGCATCCATAATCGCGAAGGAATGATTCGGCCTTCGCGATGTCACCGCTTGAAAGTTTTAAGTTTGTTCCAGGTCGATTTTTTTTCGGTGGATTGACATTCAAATAAATTGACTTGATGAAATGGTTGTCACTTTGCCAATTGACTTTGTCGAAAGTTTTGATTAATTTTTTCGAATCCATTAAGACCGGCGAATGTGTTTCGAAGTTTAAAATTGAATGACCGAAATGATTCAAGAATTCAAGCGTATTTTTACAAGCGATTTGATAATGACTTGGATGTTTTGGATTTATAATAATTTCGCCGTTATAAATTGGAATATCGGCGCGAAGCTTTGGAGTGACAAAGAAGTCATCATTCATATAAATGAATTTACCGCCATGTTCACGCGCAAAGGTTAAAATCTTATTAGTGACATCGACACCGCGAATGTTTGAGAATACTTTGCAAGGAATGTTTTGAGCGCCTTCGATTTCGTCGCCAATTGTGAAAATCTTTGCCAGTGGAAAAGCCATTCGAATCCAACGGATTGATTGAATCAATTCAAAATCGGATGTTCGTTTTTTATAAGGGAATACAAAAGTCATCGAACAAAAATACATAATATAATATGAACAAAGAAATTCCAACTTACGAAATATCGATTGACCTGAACGACGACGAAACAACCGTTTCTTTCAATTCACTTGTTTCGATGCCGGCGCATGAAAAGAACTTCATGACCTTTTCAAAACAAAAGGCGTTCGAATTCAACGATGAAGAACAAGTGATCACCGGCCTGGCGATTTCGGCCGATACGCCAATATATAGATTTGACCAAGAAACCGGCGAAGAATATTATGTTGTATTCACAAAGCAAGCAATTAAAGACATTATTTTTGATTATGCCAGGAAAGACAATTTCAACAATGTTAACTTAGAACACAATCCGAATCGAATCGTCAAATCAATCTTCATGATTCATTCTTATCAAATCGATAATGAAAAAGGATTCACCGCACCGGAAAGATTCAAGGACGCAAACGACGGATCTTGGATTGTATCTTATAAGGTTACCGACAAGGATCTATTTCAACAAGCAAAGGACGGAATGTTCAACGGATTTTCCATTGAAGGCGTTTTCAACTTGATTGACACAAAAGAAGAACAAGCAATGGCCTTGATTTTTACGGAATTATTAAAATTAAAATTGCAAATCAATGGATAATTATAAACTTGTATTGAATTCATTACAAAATTACGTTGCAAAAAAAGCGATTGTAAACAAATCAATGATTAAAAATGAATTATTGGTCAAAGAAATGGATGAAATGCAAAGTAAAATTGAAGCGAATGACTTGATCGTTGAAAATAATAAAATTTCAATAAGCGAAATCAATGCTTTGAGACGAAATGCCGTTGAAATATTAATGAATAAGGCAACAAGCGAAATGCAAAAGAATAAAATCAACCAATATTTGAGACAAATTACGAACAAATAAACATAATAGATATAAACACAAATAAACATGAACAAGAATTTCAAAAAAGTAATGGAGTTAATTAGCGAAATGAAACAATCATTCGCAAGCGCTTCACAAAAATTCGAACAAGCTACTTTAATGGACGGAACAATCGTTGAATTTGACATTTTAGAAGTTGGTCAACCGCTTTTCGTTGTGACGGAAACGGAAACAATACCAGCACCGGAAGGAACGCACGCTTTGAGCGGTGATCTTGAAGGCGTTTCGGTTGTTGTTGATGCCAATGGAATCATTGTTGAAATTATCGACGAACGCGCTGCTGCTGTTGCACAAACCGAAGAAGTTCCAGTTGAGGAACAAATGTCAACCGAAAAGGTTGAATCAATAATCAATGCAAAATTAGAATCATTCGCATCAAGCATCGAAGCGGTTGCCGAAATGATGAAAGTTATTGCCGATTCAAACAATAATTTGTCGAATGAAATCGCGACTTTGAAAGGTGAATTCGAGACCTTCAAATCAGCACCGACAAATAACACAAATGAAACTGAGAAATTCTCAAAAGTTGGCAACTTGACAGCCAAACAACAATGGTTGAAAAATAATAAAAATAAATAAAAATGTCACTAAAAAAATACTTAAAAACGTCTTTTGACTACGATGTCAACGGACTTGCACCGTACACCGACGAGCAAAGGGAAGATTTAATCGTTCGTTCGGTTACTGAAGCGCAAACATTACAATACATTGCTATCCAACAAGGCGTAAAAGGAAGCGAAGAATTAAAATTAATGGACGATTCAATCGTTTATCAAACGGCTGATTGTTCAATGTCACCTGACGGCGATACTGTTTTCACTGATCGTGCAATTTCAGTTGAAACAATCGGTTACATGAAAAGATTTTGTCAAAAAGACCTTGCAGGATTTTGGACGCAACTTGCTTTGCAACCGGGCGCAATGGCTGAAGATAAGACATTACCTTTCGAAGCGCAAATCACTGATTACCTTTTGAAATTAAATGCTTTCGAATTAGATAAATTAATTTGGAACGGTAATAAATTAACCGGTTCTGGAAACCTTGCTTTCATGAACGGATTTAGACAATTCTTAACTGTTGCTGGTGGTTGTGTTAACTTGAACACTTCATCAACGGCAGCGATTACAGTATCGAACGCTTACGACGTATTTTATGAAGCATTCACCAACACACCGGCAAATGTTGCTGAAGGTGAAGAATTCATTTGCATGACTGGACGTGAAAACTTTAACTTGTTATTGAAGAATTTAGTTGACTTAAACTTGTATTCTTACAATCCAGGTGAATTCGCAACAATGAACGAATTATTATTACCAGGTTCAAACATGCGAGTTGTTAAAGTAAACGGATTGAACGGAACTGATAATATCTACACTGGAAAATCAAGTCACTTTGTATTCGGTACGGATTTATCTGGTGACTTCGAATCTTACGACCTTTGGTATTCATTCGATGACGACGTGATTTATTTGCGATCTAAATTCCGCGCTGGCGTTCAAGTACCTTTCTTGAATCAAATCGGAGTATGGAACGGAACATCTTCACCGTCTTAATAAATAAAATATAAACCACGACGGCCGGGCAACCGGCCTTCATTAAAAAAATAGAAAAATGAGTTTATGTGATATGATCGCCGGCTACAATGACCGGACATGTACAAACGGAAAAGGCGGAATCAAGTCGGTTTTATTGTTCCCTTTGGGCGCAATGTCCGGCGCGGTTATTACCGCCAACGAAGTAACGGCCTTGACCGTTGCCGGTGAAACATTCCTTTACAAGTTGAAAAGCAATTTGTCAAGTTACACCGCACCAATAAAAGTTGATAAGAATAACGGAACGCTTTGGTATGAACATTCGCTTTCAATGATCCTTGCATCCGACAATAAAGAATTAAGAAGTGAAATTCACTTGCTTGCACAAAATGAAGTCGTTTGTTTGGTTGAAAATGCTGACGGAACAATTGTTGCGCTTGGATTCGGCGAAGGACTTCAAATCGCTGATGCGAATGAATACACTTCTGGCGTTCTAAAAAGCGACCGACGTGGACATGTAATCGTTCTTAACGGAATGGAGAATGACGAAGTCCCTGATGTTGATCCATTAGTTTACGCGGCTTTATTGTTACAACAATCACCAGTTATTTAAGAAGTTTAGTTTGGTTAATTAAGAAGGGAAAGGAAAAATGATTTCTTTCCCTTTTTTTATGTAATTTTAGCACTATGAAAATAAAAAAGGAATTTATCGGTTCAAAATGTTGGTCATCAATGATGTCAAGGTGGTTTATAATTGAAGAATCAAAAGGCGATTTATATTATAATCTTGGAATCTTTGACATTTACGAAATTGAAAAACCAAAACTAATTAAAAAAGAAAATGTTAGTAATACAAAAAAACGGAACAACGCCATTAATAGTGACGGTGACGGAATTGACGACAATACCGAATCCGGCGTATTTATTTGAGTTCATCCATGAACAAAGCTTCAAGGAATATCGCTGCGTATTGAATAACATTTCAACCGCAACACCGCGATTCGATGAATTCGTTTTGGTTGACGGCGTTGATGTTAATTTCGATTATAACGGATATTATATTTATAACATTTACGAACAACAATCGCCGGGAAACCTTGATCCGAATAACACGGTCGGACTGGTTGAAACCGGCCGCGCCGAAGTCATCGAAATTGATTCGCCAAGCTTCGAATATAATTCGCCAATAATTTTCAATATATATGAATAACAAAATTAAAATGACTTCGCTTTCTTTTCGAAAGGAATTCGTAAAACCGGATGAAGAAAAAGACCGCGCACTTGGATTCATCAAATGGGGAAAGAAAAACGATTATCCTTATTTTTTAATCGACCTTTTCAACGGATCGGCTTGGCATCAAGGAATTGTCAAGACGAAAACTTTCTACATTGCCGGAAATGGCCTTGAAGTTGTGACCGGTGACATGCAAGGATTCATCGACAATCAATATTCGGCATTCGACATGAACGAAATTTCCGAACAATTGGCATTTGACTTCGAATTATTTGGCGGTTTTGCGGTGAAAGGGACTTGGAATCGAGAAGGAACAAGGGTTGCGAAGTGGGAATATTTAGACCTGGACGCAATTAGAATGACCGAAGACGAAAGATTTTATTATTTGTCGGACGATTGGACGGCAATGTCGCAAAGTTTGGAAAAAACGAATCTTCGAATGTTTCCGGCATTGGATGAAAACAACCGGACCGGACAATTCGTAATTTACTACAAAGAACCGGCAAAGAAATCAAGAAAAGAAAAGGGAATTTATCCGAAACCAACATACAACGGTGGATTGACGGCCATTCAAACGGATTGCGACATCGCGAAATTCCACATGTATGAATTGCAAAATGGATTCAAGTCCGGAACGTTGATCAACATGCCGTCCGGATTCCCGGAATCAACCGAAGAACTTCACCGAATTACGGAATCAATCAAAGGACGAACACAATCGGTCGAAGATGCCGGCGAAATCATTATCACTTTTTCCGACGGAAAAGATTTAGCGCCAACCGTTCAACAATTAAACGGAAACGACCTGGACAAACGATATGAAGTGACGGCAGCATCCGTTCAACAAAACATATTAGTTGCGCATTCAGTTACCGCACCGACATTGTTCGGAGTTATGCAGCAAGGATCTTTCAACGCGGCCGAATCCGGTGACTTATTTGAGATATTCAAAACAACATACGTTTCAACAAGGCAAAAACGAATTGAATGGATGTTGAATTATATGGCCAAACTTGGTGGCTATATTGGTTCGGTGAAATTGGTTGACGTATTGCCATTGAAATCGGTGGCGAAAGAAACGGTAATTGAACCAGTGGCAGCTTGCAAACATAATTCATTCACCGACAATGAAATTTCAATCTTTTCGGAATTCGGCGAAAGTCAAGATAATTACAAAGTTATTTCATCGCATCCAATCGCTTGGGACACGCCGTCCGAAGAAGTTTTTTCACGACAAGAATTAATGTTTGAAACAATTGGCGAAATCAAAATAAAGATTAAAGATTTTGACAAGAATGTTTTGAGTTTATTAAAAAAGGGCGAAGATTCGACATCCATTGCGAAAGCATTGAACACAAATATCGAAGCGGTTGCGAAATCAATCAATCAATTATCAACTTGGGAATTATACCAAAAAGGAAACACAACAAATCTTGGTGATTCATTGCTTGAAGATATTCAAATCGAAATTGCGGAATTCGAAGTTCGTTATTCGTATCGGACACGAACCGATGTTCCGGCCGTTCAAACGGAATCAAGAGAATTTTGCTTGAAATTGCTTTCATTGAATAGATCTTATTCACGCCAGGATATTGATTCAATTTCAACGCGAGTTAGTCGGAATGTTTGGACTTACAAAGGTGGTTGGTACACGAATCCGGACACACAAAAAACAACACCTTGGTGTCGTCACGAATGGATTCAACAATTGGTTGTTAAACAAAAATAAAATTATGAACTACTTACTTTCCGTTGAAAATTTAAAAAAGCTTGGATTGATTCATTCGAACACCGACACGAAGATCCTGGCGGTGGCAATCAAACGAAGTCAAGACATCCAATTGCAACCGGCATTGTCAACGCCATTGTTCAAGGCGCTATTATTGCGCGTTCAAAACAATACTTGGACGCAAAATTATCTTGATTTAATGAATGATTACGTCGTTCCTTGTTTGGTGGCGTTCGTGGACTACCGTTGCGCGTTACTATTGAACGAAAAATTGACAAACAAATCTGTTGGTCGCGTTCAAGATGAAAACATACAACCGAATTCGGATAGCGAAACAAGCGCTTTGCGCGACCAATTAAGAAAGGATGCGTATTTCTACAAAGAAAGATTAATCGTTCATCTAATGGCTGATAATGGCGTCAAATATCCGGAATATATTGAAACGAGTTCAAGTCCCGGACATTGTTCCGAAGACATGACAAAGGATCGAAACGGATATACACCAATCAATTTTATTATATGAAATTCAAAGCTTCAAAGGAACAAATCGAAAAGCTAAAAATATACTTGAAACATGGAAAAAACAATCAACCAATTAAAAAGGGAATTCGAAATAATAGCGACGGAACACCGTCAAATAAATGATTTCTTTTTTGGTGATTTTCTTGACGCCGTTTCACGCGATGCCGTAAAATTTCCGATTATGATTGTAACTTTGCAACCTGGAACAATTGGTGACAATTTTGTCGGAGTGAATTGCATTATTTCAATAGCTGATAAATATAATCTTCAAGAATATCGTCAAATTGATGAAATTCATTCCGATTGCTTATCCATTTGCAAAGATATTCATGTCACATTTAAACAATGGCGCTTTGAAGAATTCTTAGATATTCAAGGAACGATTTCAACGACGCCATTTATTAACCGTTCACACGACGTGACCGCCGGTTGGACGATGAACATGGCCTTGAACATTTACGATTACGAAAATTGGTGCGAAATTCCATACGACAATTACGATTTTGAGAACAATTAAACATAATATATACATGGACAAGCATTTAAGATCATTATCGGTTGTGTTTTTTATTGCAGCTTACGGAACGGCAATCGCAATGTATTTTGAAGATGCCTTGTTCTTGAAGCTTGGTGGCGTCGCGCTTGGATTGTTCTTGACATTCCAGGTGATTGAAAAATTTGAAAATAGAATTTAATGAGATTGCAATTATATATATTACTCGCAAACATCCGTTTGTCATTCACGAAATTGCTTGCGGTTGTTGGCGCGTTCTTTTTACCAATATCCGGAATTTTATTTTTGATTGGATTCGCAATTCTTGTTGACACCTTGACCGGACTTTGGAAAAGTAAAAAATTGAAGATTGCAATCACATCGCGAAAATTATCCGCAATTATTTCAAAATTATTTTTATACGAACTTGCGGTCATTGGATTTTACTTGATTGACTTTTGGATTTTAAACGATATTATTTTAAAGTTTTTTTCCGTTCCATTGATGTTGACAAAGATACTTTCATTGGTTCTTGTTTCAATCGAAGTCATGTCAATTAATGAAAATTATAAGGCGGTCAAAGGAATCGACATTTGGCAAGCAATGAAATCACTATTTGCCAGGGCGAAAGAAATTAAAAACGATATAAATGGAATTAGATCAAACCAAGATAGTTCAACACCGTCTATCTAACGACCAATTTTTTCAAGACGTTCACGAAAAGAAACAAATCTATCTTCACCACACCGCCGGCGGTGGCAATCCGGTATCGGTTGCGAAATTCTTTCAACAAAAGGAAGGAAAGGTCGCGACGGCATTCGTAATCGGTGAAAAAGGTACAATCGTTCAATTATTTAGTTCAAAACATTGGGCGTATCACCTGGGGTTGAAGCCGGAAGTTTTCGCGGAAAAGGGAATCACTTATCGAAGTCTTGACAAGATATCAATCGGAATTGAAATTTGTAATTACGGGCCGCTAAAAAAGCAAAACGGTAACTTTATCAATTATGTTGGTGGCAAAGTTGACCGCTC